TGGAACTGTTCCTGGTGATTTTAAACCAACGTATTCACCGCCAGTTGTATCACCTAATCTTAATGCACCTGTTGCACCTAATACTACGTTTGTTCCATCCCAAACTAAATTAGCAGAACCACCAAATGCAGTTCCACCAGAGTTAAATTGAATTTGTGTATCAGAACCACCTGGAGGTGATGCTAATGTAATTTCATTAATGTTTGTTCCATCAGAAAATAAAAATTTATATCCTGTTGAAGTAAAGTTAACACCTGTTCCAGATACTGTTTTAAAAGTTACTGTTTGTGAACCTGTTGTAGCATTTTCTACAATGTATAATTTTTCTACTGAGTCAGGAACAGTAATAGTTGATGTACCTGTTAATGCACCAGTTAATTTTATGATCATATGTCTAGCAACAGATGTGCTAGTTGATCCGTCTGTAATTGTTAATGCTGTTGTTCCGCTATCAGTTACTGCTTGCGCAACATAACCTGCAACGGCTTGTTGAATAATATCTAAATTTGTATTTGTCTTAGTACCCCAGGTCCCAGCGTTTTCGCCAGTGGCCATTAACTCTATACCAAGCTCATTGTATGTTGATGCCATAAATCTCCTATGCTGCTACATCGTTATAACTTGTATTTGATCCAGTTGCAACATTCGAATAAGGTGTATTCGAACCCGTTGAGACGCCACTATATGATGTATTTGAACCTGTGTCAACATCTTGATAGTGTATAATAAACGGATTTGTAAGGCTAACTGTAGCAGATAAACCTGTTAGTCCAATTACCTGATCATCTATACTTACTGAACCTATATTAGTTGTAGCTGATAATCCTGTTAATCCAATAACATCATCAACCTGAACAGAACCAATACTAGATGTAGCTAATAAACCTGTTAATGGAACATCAGCATTTGCTGTAACTGTTTCAGAACCTAAACTAACTGTAGCAGATAAACCTATTAAAGATACATCTTCATTTGGAGCTATTGCAGTACCTTGAGATACTGTAGCTTCGATTCCAGTAACCGCAACAACTACTCCTGATTCAATTACAGATGTTCCTAAAGAAACAGTAGCTGAAATACCAGAAATTAATACTGTTTCATTTGGTAATACAACTGTTCCTAAAGAAGTTGTAGCTTCTAAACCTGTAGGAGCAACATCTGCATTTCCTAATGTTGTTATTGTTCCTAATGCTGAAGTAGATTCTAAACCTGTTAATTCAAAATTAGAATCTGCTGTTGTTGTAGTTGTACCTAAAGATGAAGTTGCTTCAATTCCTGTAATTGCAATATCTGCAGTTCCAGATAATGTGACAGAACCAATACTAAATGTAGATTCAATTCCTGTAGGTAATACATCTGCGTTTGCAAATGTTAAAATAGTTCCTAATGCTGTAGATGATTCGATACCAGAAACATTGACAACGATATTATTTGTACCGCCCCAAACTTCTGAGCCCCAAGTAAATCTTCCCCAACCTGTATCGTAAGTATCTGAGTCTCCCCAATCAGCTTGACCCCAATTAACGTGGCCCCAACCTTGTAAAATATTTTGATCAACTGATCCACCAATATTCCAAGTGCCATCACCCCAATTAATTCTTGAAGCGTTCCAAACAGTTGGATTAACGATGGCCTGTAGACCCGTTACGTTTACTGTAACGTCAGCCATGTCTTACCTCCTATGCTATTCTGATAATTGCGTTAGATGCGTCTGCTGTTGGGAATTGAATTGTGAAAGTTCCGTTAGTTGCAGTTTTATCGCCACCAAATGCGATTGCACAAACAGCTTTGTCTGATTTTGAAGAATTGTAAATCAATGCACCGTTTGCAGTGAAAGTTGCAGATGACCATGAAGTGTCAGCAAAATCGCAAAATGCAGTTGTTCCAGAAGTTGTTGGAGTTACACTTGTTAAAGTATTTCCACCAGCTGAATAAGCTGAACCTGCATCATTTGTGATTTCATTTGTTACTGAATAAGCAGTTGTAGCTGCACCTAAAGTTGCTGAACTTGTGTAAAGTGCAATTTTAAAAGTGTCACCTGTAGACGCAGTAAAGTTATGCGTACCAACTAAAATTTCTTGTTTAAAACTTGTACATATTGCCGAACTAATTGCCATAAATAACTCCTATTAAGGTGATGGAGACGGAATAGGGATTCTAACCGTACCATCAGTGTAGTCGTCTCTTTTACGTCTACCTAATTGTTCAGAAGCGAACTTCTGAACTTCTTCTTTATACTTATTTTCATAAAGTGTCAACATATCCATTGGACCTTTTAAATATCCATAGGCTTCTACTAAACAAGCATAAAGTAAGCCATTTCCAAAGTATTGACTTATGTAAGTTGTAGTATTTCCACTAGATAAACCATCAGGAATTGCTTCATAATGTATCTTAAAAGTGTATGTATTATCAGGTACAGGAGCTAAATATAATCTTCCTGAAGTAGTATCAGTTACACCTGTTGCTCCTCCAAACATAGCATAATATTTTGGCATACCTGTAGAAGTTTCTGCAGGAATATATTCTTGTAAATAACTTTCGTCCTTCTTTTCTAACCATTGATTTGATCCTGTTGATAAAGAAGTCGAATCATAAACTTGTACACCTTTAATAAATAAAGTTTTAGCTGGTACGTTAATTGTACTTTGACCTGTAACTAAATTACCAACAGATTGTTTTTTATAAGCATCAATAGGTACATCTCTTAAAATTCTAAGTTCAGAGTTTTCAATAAATTGATCTGTAATTGTAGAAGTTAAAACATTACTATCTACTTCTGTGTAGTTTTGAATTGCTGTTGTTAATGTTGCGTATGTAAATCCTGCCATTAGCTGCTAATAGTAATTGGTCCAACGGAACAACCACTTCCTCCTCCTGATACATTTCCTAATGTAGCCGTATCTGTGTTTACAGTAAAGTAAAAATAATTTTCTGTTGCATAATCAGAACTAACTCTACCACCATCTTTATACAATCCTGTAGTAATAGCATACCCTGAAGAATATGCAATGTTTGAACCTGTTATACCATCAAAAGTTTGAGGGTCATTATAAGCTGCTGTTGCAGTTGTTGCACCTCTAAAAACATAAGTATTACCATTTGTTAAACCGTGACCAGGGGCAAAAATATTTATAATACTTGATCCAGCTTGATATGTTGTAAATGGATTATCTGGTAATAAAACAGTAACAGGTGGCTCTGTTCTATCTGGTCTTGCTTGTTGTAATCCTTGTGGATCTGCGCCTGGAGGTGCAGGATCTAATTGTGGTTGTTTTGGTTCATATTCAGAAAAATGAACTTTTAAACCATTCCATTCTGTAACCATTTCTTTATATGGAAATGCTTGACCAGAACGATCTGATATAAATTGTGCATATTTTCCTCTTGCAAATTTAGACATTTGGATAGTAAGCCTTTGGTGTTATGATTGAACTTGATGGTGATCCATCTTCAGCTAAAGCTCTAGCTAATTCATCTTCATAAAATAATTTTAATTGTTGTGTTAATTCAGGCTTAAACTTTTGTGATAAATAAAATGCTAATCCAGATGCCATACAAGGAACAAATCTAAAAGGTAAATCCGTTGCATTTGTATAGTTTCCAACATCTTGAATTCTTTTAATGTAATAAAAATTTACAAAGTTGCCTGCTTCACTAGACCCTGGTGTTTGATACAAAGTCATCGTAATTTTGTCCACGAACCTTTGAACAAAATATTGTGAAGGTACACCTTCTGAAGTTTTATTTGGAATTGCTTGATATGTTGATCTATCAATTTTTGTAAGTGAAGTATCTACTGAAGAAGAGTTTCTATAAACAGCTTCTAAAATATCTGATACACCATAAATTGCAGTTGCATCAGAAGTACCATCAGACGTTGATCTGTAAGTTGTGTAAGTTGCTTGACCGTCAACTAATGTAAAAGATGAGTTTCCTACTTCCCAATAATGAAGACCTCTGTTTCCCCATTCTTGAAACATGATATTTAAACTACGTCTGGCAATTCTCATTTGATTACCAGCAGTAGGTTGCATACCAATTCTTTCGTATGCTTCTTCTATGATTTCATCAATAGAAAAATTTTTATCAAAAGTATATGTTCCTGAAGTAGTATTAGCCATTTAAGCCTCCTACTTATCTATTAATACAGTTAAGTTCGCTAGTGTTAAAGTTGAACTTTTCATTCCACCTGGAAATAAAATTCCGTCTTCTGGTATATTGAATGAAAATACATCTCCAGCAGGTACACCTGCTGAAAACAAAGTTGTACTATCAGTATTGTCTTGTAATACAACTGAACCTGCTGTTGCAGCATCAGTTGATTCAATAATAATACCTCTAAGTCTTGTTCTTCCAGCAAAAATAACTCCAGTGCTTCCAACTGTTTGTCTTACCGCTTTTACATCTGATCTCATTTTTTAATATCTCCTAAATTTTAGGAGCTCCCGAAGGAGCTCCATAATTAATTACTACGATGTTGCAATGTCAGTCGTTGGAGCTGCCATTTGCTTCCAAGTAGTTCCATTTGAAAATGCATATCCTGGATTTCCAGCTGCACCATTTGAAACATAAATCATAACACCTGTATTTCCTACTGCACTAAAAGTTTCTCCTGTAGTAGCATTTTGTACTACTGAAGTACTTGAAAAACTCCAAGGTGTAGTTCCACCTTGTTGTGTATCAGTTGCATTTGGATTTGGTCCACCAATAAATCCGTTTAGAGATGTTACTGGACCTTTAAAAGTTGTTTGTGCCATTTTTATATCCTCCTAGTTATTTCCACATAGTCTCTAGGTCGTCGACTATACTCGTCTATGCAGAATTTTATTGTATAGTAAGGTTTTTATATAGTAGATTTTAGTGAAGTGCAAGAGATCTTATTGTGGAGTATTGATTTCCAGCGATGTAGTAGCGTTTAATTAAGTAGCTACTGATACTTGAGGTGCAGCATCTTCAATTTTATTCATCAAATTAGCTTGTTTTGCTTCTGCTAATTTAATGTGATTGATAACTTCTCTAATTTTGTTAT